GAACATAATGAACCACTACTACAAGGCCATCGTGCCGACAGTGTCTGCCGTTAAGGGGTCAAAGATCATAATCACGTCTACGCCAAACGGCGCAAACCTGTTCAAGGATTTGGTCATGGGCGCTTCTCTGCCAGAGGGACACCCGGACAAGAATATGTACAAGCTGCTCAAGGTCTACTGGCACCAGGTGCCGGAGGGTAAATTTGAGGACGGCACCGAGGGCACGCGTCTCGACGTGAAGCTGTACCCCATACCGTTCGACATGCAGGTCCACGGGTTCACTACGAATAAGCTTATAGCGGATCTGCAGGGTCTCGGTCACAAGGTGGTTAGAGAGCTTCAGGCCACGGAGACGGGAACCAAGGAGTGCATCAGGGTCATGCACCGTGAGAATATTTCGGACATAGAGTCCATGCGAAAGCTGGAGCTCGGCGGCGTCAATATAGCAAAAATATGCGGCATAACGAACTGGCGAGAGCAGGAGACAAAGCTGATAGAGGGCGAGGAGAACTTCAACCAGGAGTACGGGATACAGTTCCTCGCAGGCTCTAAGCGCGTGCTCAGTCCGATGAAGGCGAAGGACCTCGAGGAGAGGACCCAGGTATACAAGCACATCAAGATAGAGTCCTTCGAGAAGAAGCTCAAGTTCCCGTACAACGAGCTGCGGTGGGCGCCTGACTACGTAGAGAGCGAGCGCGGCAAGTACTACTGGCTCAGCATGCTTGACGTGTCCGAGGGGCTCGGGCAGGACGACTCTGTCATAAACCTGTTCCGCCTAATGGTGAGGTCCAGGGAGTGGCTTGCGGAGAACAAGCTCAAGTCCATGTACGACGCGTTCTACCTCAAGCAGACAGCAGTGTACAACTTCAACAGGATAGACCACAAGAGGGAGCTGCCGGAGCTGTTCTACATGCTACACTTTGACTACCTGAACCCAGACAGGGCGAAGTCGGTCGTAGAGTACAACGGCCCGGGGTCGGCTTTCCTCAGCGAGATGAAGTCAGTGTTCGGCGGCAACAACAACTACGGCGACTTCATAATGGCGCGGTTCAGGCACAGGCTTAACGACCCTAAGAGGTACGTGGGTCTCAAGGTGTCGAGAAATAAAAAGTCGCTCGTGAAGGCTTTCATAGACAGTGTAGAGTCCGACAGGCTGTACGTCGACGAGAACCAGACGCTGGACCAGATGGACAATTTCATCAAGGTCGAGACGCGCAGCGGCGACTTCACGTACCAGGCGGACTCCGGGCACGACGATCTGGTCATGTCGAGTGTGGATGGCTGCGCCTTCTTCGAGACACAGGACTTCAAGAACATGTGCTACAACTACTACAACGAGCTGCCGGCAGACGTGCAGACGCTGATAGACAAGGCTATGGACCTGGACTACAACCCGAACGCCATATCCTACAAGGGCGCCAGTGCTGGCCTCGCGAAGGGCAGGAGCAGCACAGGGCGGACGGGCAGGTACTCTAACGGGGTCGGCCGGTTCAACAAGTAAGATGTCAATAGGCAGAATCTCGCCCGGATACTTTAATATATAATAAAAAAGTAGAAATTTTCAAAATATGATCAATTTATCTGACTACAAGCGCTCCGGGGTGTTCATCGACGAGATAAACAACTCTACGGTAAACACGCCGCCTGCCCAGGTGGCCATAGTCAACTTTATACCGGGATTCTCCCGCAAGGGGACGGTCTTCAACCGTCCTGTCCTAATCAACACTGTTGCGGACAGGAACAACTACTTCGGAAGCATAGACCGCTTTCTCGAGAAGAAGGGATCGTACTTTCACAGAACCATCGAGATAGCCATCCAGACCGCGCCGGTCTGGGCCCTCAACGTGCTTAGCACCAATTCGCTCGACCAGCTTAACTACGCTTCGGTGTCGGTGTCTGCGCAGTACGACAACGCGCCTATAGCGACCAGCCAGTACGACACATTTTTTAACAAGGCCGGTTTCTGGAACAGGGACACGGAGTCTTTTTTATTCTTCGCCAGCAACTCGCAGCGTATGGTGCACTTCACCAACGTCAGCGACAAGAAGCTGACGCTGTTCATGTTCAAGTCTCCTGTGACGGGCTACGACGTTACGGCGCAGAGCTGGTACGCCAACCTGCCTAACACAGAAATGCCTTCGTGGCTGAATCCGACAGATCTCATATCCGACTACATGGTACGTCTCGTTGTCGTCAGCGGTGACTGGTCTAACTACGTTAACCTTGCTGCCAATCCCACCTACGCGAAGTACTTCGCGTCCAGCGGCCTCAGAGACAGCCAGGTCGACAACTTCATACGTGACGTGAATGTCGTAAAGCTCGCCGACTACACAGCGTCCCTCATCCCGTACTTCAGGGACAGCAGCAACAACCAGATATTCATCGAGTCGCTAGTCAACCTGGACACGGACGTAACCGGCCTTTTCTGCGCGTACGATCTGAACAATGTCGAGACTGACTTTCCGAACGGAAACGTTGATATTATCGGGCAGACTCTCGTCGGTAACGAGAGAGCTTCTGTTAACTTCATGTCATACCAGGACACAATACAGGAGGTAGACAACTACGCTGCCACACCACTCGACTCTCTCGGTAACGTGATAGGAATAGGGTCCATATCCGGCAGAACTGCGCTGAACACGAACGGCGACCTGTCTGGCATGGGCGCGACGTTAGGCGGTTCTTTCGCGACTGTCGCGTCCCCCGCGATAACAATAACGGGCGGAACTGCCATCATAAACAGCACCGCGCTGACTGTAGCGTCAGGCGCTCAGACGTTCGCGACTATAGCGACGCCTGCCACCAACACGTCTTACAGAATAGACACGCTCTACGTGGACACCACCGGACTGGTGAAGGTGTCGGTCGGTACAGCGGTGACACTCGCCAACGGCCTAAGCGAGTCCGCTGCTGTGACGGCAGGACTCACCTACCCGGCATCAATGGCCAGCAACGCGATCATCCTGGGCTACGGCTTCAGGTCGGCCAAGGCGCCGGGGACCGGCGCCACGTTTACGCTCACCCAGGGCTCTGGAATAATAACAGTGGCGGCAGTGGCAACCGGCGGCACCGGGTACGCGCCTTCTATGACATACACCCTGACAGTTACGGGCGGCGGCACCGGCGCAAACATTACGGCGACCACCAACTCATCAGGCGTGTTCGTCTCTGCCGCGATAGTGGCAGGCGGCACCGGGTACACAGCGCCGGTAGGCACCTTCACCGAGGCTGTCATATATTCTAACGCGTACGTGCCTGTCGCACTAGCGACAGGGTCAAACTCTTACGTTCCGCTTGCAATAGGATCTGCTGGCGCTGACATAACCGTCGCGACTACCGCCAATAACGTTCTCAACTTGACGTTCAACGGCACGGCCACCGCGACAAGGGGCAACTACGCTGCGTGGAGGAGAGTGCTGTTCTTCAACGAGATAGTCACCAAAAAGGTGCTGAGCAACTCTACCATAATAGACACAGCCGGCGCAAAGGTCGACCTGTCTACTGCGGTCTGGACGGACAACTACACCGCCGGGTCTGGCGACAAGACGATAAGCCTTACCGTCGGAACAGGCTCTAACATAAACACGCAGTCGTACACCAACGGCAGCCTGGTATTCTATTATAACGACAACGAGTTCGTTATGAACACTGCGGGACTAGAGACGCGCGCTACCGTCGCCGGCACTACCAACTACGGTATCGCTGCGAAGGAGTCTGCGTTCTACACAGACTTCTACAACGGCCGGATAAACACCGGAGACTTCTTTTACGTGAAGGCCGCGCAGACTACATCGTTGACCTTTGTGCACTACACCGACCTCGCCTACCCGGCGGCCGTTGGCAACTACATAATCATGTCCAACGCTGACGCCTCTGCATTAGGCTTAGGCGTTGGCTCGAACAGCTACCACCTCCTGATACAGACGCACCCGGTTAACGCGGGCGACTACGTGATAGGTGCGGGCGAGGACAGCACTGGGTCAGGATTTGCAGTAGGCCTTGTGGCTGGCGGCTTCCTGACTTCCGGTTTTGTCGCATTTGCCGTCACCAGCCTGGTCTCTACGTATTTGACCCCGATAAACTTGGACATATACAACTACGACCTGAAGGTCTACCTAAAGATGTACTTTGCCGGCGCTAATCTG